AACCCATTTTCTGCCTTGTCTTATTAATTGTATTCTATATTTTTTATTATCAAACAAATCATCTGTAGCAACGCACCATATACAACCATCTTTTTGTACTCCACATAGACCTATAGGTTGACCTTCATCATCAGCAATAGTCATATTAGTCTTACTACCTAAGAAGGTATAGCTAAGAGCATCTTCTGGACTCATGCCTGTTTGATACAAAGCTTCAATCTTGTCCATAACTCTCATGTTATCTACTACATATTTAAAATCGTTGAGGTTTGATTTTCTTAAATATCCCATTATATTCTTTTACTCCTTATATGGAATACTCCTTCAAATTCTGCACCTGCTAAACGTGTGGGAAGAAATGTATCGTTCTTTATATCTACATCTACCCTATCAGACCTACTCATTATCGGTACTTTAAACGTACCTGTATCTAGATTTATTTGTCCAATAGAAGCAGAAGCAGAGCCAAGCAAACGACCAGTAAATTTATGAATCGAAGTATCTCTATTCTCAGGTGTTACTTCTACTTTGAAAAAACCTGCATCTTCATATTTAATATAAAAATGATGTATTTGTAATCTACCACCTACATACTCAGGTGAACCTGCACCTTGTTCTGTCAGTTTTTGTTTACTAAACCTATAGTGCATTTCATAAGGTTCGCCAATAATAAACTTACTATTTCTGTAATCTCCTATTGCTGTAATGGTAGAAGTAGAACCATTTGTAAGGTTTGTAGTCGAAAGTACTTGACCTGATACAAGAGTTTTTGTATTACCTTGAGCATCTACAAATGTGCTTGTCTCTCCTGTACCTAAATATCTACCAACAATATTCATGTTTGCTCTTAGTCTGTATGGAACTGTAAAAGTAGATAGACCAGTACCAGAGCTATAAGATACTGATACTCCTGTTGTTGCTTCAGTGACCTTATGGTCAAGATGATATTCAAAACTAGCATTAGCTTCTCTAAATTCAGTTTCAAATGGTATCTTTTCTAGCGTTACTTTATTAGCTTCTTCTATAACAGCAAATAAATCTGTACCGATAAAGTCTACATTCAGAATAGATCTGTTTGTATTAATGCTGTAGGTAAACCAAGCACTCAAAGCTTTATTACCATCAGGTCCATATAACCATCTATATACATATAACTTATTAGGATTATCTGAACCTAAGACTAAAAGAATATCTTGGTTAGTAGATACAGCCATCTTAAATACATTAGTTGGTATGAGTCTTGGTACATGAATTGTGACGTTTGCTGCATCTCTTATCTGTGATTCTCCTTGAATAATATATTCTCTAATACCTGCAAAAGAACCTTTTTGAGTAAGAAAATAAATAGAACTACCAGAACCTACAGGCTGTGCTGCTGCACTACTTTCAAATTCAGTCGCAACTATTACGTTAGCTGTTTTAGGAGTAAGGTTATCTGCTGAACTTGTTAATACAAACTGTGTTTGTTCAGAAAATAATATAAGTTTTTCTCCCATAGTGACTGCACTTTTTAAGATTGCAACCTTTGTATGAGAAGCAGCTACGTCTATAGGTTCACTATCTAAAACAGATATAACTGTTTCTGGAAAGAAGTTAAAAAACTCTGATACCCTTGAAAGAATTACATTATCACCTGCTAAAAATCCAAGTCTATTTCTAAAGAAAAATACATTATTAATTTTGTTACCAATAAAAGAAGGATTAGGTGCAGATACTAAGTCTCCTACAGTTCTCTCTCCCCATTTAGGCAAAGTATAAGTCACTCCTGACAATGTATAACTATCACCATCTACCTTTGCAAATCTAAAATTACCATCAGCTTGACGTACAAGAACGTGTGGCATTGTTGCATAATCAAACTTAAACTGAATACCTGCTTCTACAGTTTCTTCCCATTGTCCTTCTTCTAACACCCCATCAGTTGTAGTATTGTTGCCAACAAATTTTACATAGTAATTATCAAAGTTAGTATCTTCATCTCCTTTAACTTCAACTACATAACCATGTGGAGATACAGTAGGCAGATCAGTAAATCTTTGTACTGAATCTTTTATTATTGTCATCTTTGTATCGCCTTGTGTATCACTACCATCTATAGAAAAATTAGAATTATCATTTTTTCTTACATATAAAACAGGACCATTACGAACAATAGTAAAACCAGTAAGACCAGAATCAAGACCTGTTTTTAAATCAGCAGCTATCGTATCTGTGCTAAGAGTAGAATCGCCAGAAGTGTTATCTGTAACTGTCACTCCATCAATCGTTACAGAATACGTTGTATTTGCTGTTGCCTGATTAATAAATATAATTGCTTTTGTACCAGTACCACCGCTTAGTGTAGAGTCCATAGCTGCTGTAATACTGGTATTAACAACAAAAGTAAAGTCAGCAATAGTTACTGTCTTCAATACGCTTCTTGGAGTAGAAGTATTTAAGTAAGCAGTACCATCAGGTTTGTTTACAGTTTTTTCTGTACCATCTAGCTCATATACTTTTACATTTCCATTACTAAATATCGCTACATATCTTTCGTTTGCATCTCTATTTATAGTTTGTATGTGAACATTCCCAAGAGTAGAAGAAGATAAGGCTGTTACATATTGAAAACCACTTCGTTTTGTAAGACCAAGAACAGGGTTACTATCAGCATTGTCTTGTATATCAGCATGATCTGGCTGCTTTAAGGCATCAGAAGACTGTGATATACCTCTCAATAATGTAGGTATAGCTCTTGATATGACAGCCATAGTTATCTAATTAAAGCACTAGAAGGATTGTAAGTATCAAAGATACTGGTAAGAGAAGGGTCACCTCTTAGTAGGTTGTGATCTGCGTTAGCATAATCTGTTTCTGTAAGTATAACTCTTGCTCTTGTTTCATCTTGCTGTGTATAAGTTCTTAAACCATCATCTCCAACAAGTCTATCTACAAATATTCTTGCAGCTTTGATAGTCATATACCTTCTTGCCTGTTCTGGTATTTCGTCAAACTCTCTAAAATAAACAACAGTACAAATCAAGTCTTCATCAAATTCATACTTATTATTTTGTCTATCATATAGCTTTAGCCCACGTTGGATAGG